AAGTCAAAAACATTTGACCTAGATGCAAACAGGGCATTCTTCAACATTCTAACAACTGGAACGGTCGTATTTTGGGATAGAGAAACGGTAGGTTTTGGCAAGCAATTAGAAGTAATTGACACTGTCAACATACAAGAAAACTATTTCAGAGGATTTAATTACAAGTATCTTGAGAAAGGAATTTGGTATAATATACCCGAAGAGGATTTGTACTTCGTTACATTCCTAGACAATCCATGTAAGGCAAATGGATTAACGAATTTCGGACTTTCACCTTTACAGGCTGCTATAATGCCTGTAGAGGCATTACGTCAAATGTACACAGCCGATACTTCTTTGTTAAAAAATAAAGGTGGGGATGTTCTGATTAGTTCAGGGTCTGAGATGCCATTATTAGAGATTGAAAATTCAAAGTTTGACGAGTCAATAAACAAAAGAGTAAGGAAAAATGGAATTGGCTCTGTTGTAACCACAACTGCAAAAGTAGAAGTACACCAATTAGGACGTACAATTAAAGAGCTTGCATTATGGGATGGTTACAAAGTCAAGACTAGAGATATTTGTGTAGCCTTGAATTACCCTTCTACATTAGCAGGAGATACCGATGCAAGTACATTAGCCAATTATGAGCAAAGTCTTAAAGCAGCTTATACAGGGTGTGTTATTCCATTAGCAAAAAAGATATTCAATAATAATCGATTGCAGGAGCGTTTAGGTTACGAGGTGTTTATTGACACTTCACTAATTGACTGCTTACAAGAAGACCAAAAAGTAAGAGCCGAAAAAGCTAAGACTAATACCGATGCGATTATCAATTTAAACACACAAGTAAATTCAGGCAACATAAGCCGTGAAATTGCCGTTACTATCTTAGTGAATGAGTGGTCGTTTGATGAAGAGGAGGCGAACGCTGTAATTATCAATAAAGAAACTCAATCAATTTCAACGTCCGACAAGGTAAATGTACTTTCTCCAATCGTTGCAACAAAGGTACTCGAATCAATGACTACTGATGAACGTAGGGATTTGGTAGGATTAGGGCATATCGAAGGGGGCGAAACTATACCGCAGCCTAAACCCTCATTTTAGTGTAACCTTTTAATTTAATTATATGACTATTTTCGTATCAAACATTTCATTCAAAGTTTCAGAGTCGGAACTTAAAAGAGCATTCGAAGATTTTGGCGTTGTTAATTCATGCAAGTTGGTTTACGACAAGGATACTAAGAAGTCAAAAGGGTATGGATTTGTCGAGATGGAAGAAACAGAATCATTGAAAGCAATCAAAGGATTGGACGGTGTTTCATTGGGTGGTCGAGAATTGAAAGTAAAAGTTTCAGAGCCTAAGAATTAGATTTTTTGTAATTAATCGCAATTAATCTATATTTGTTTAAAATAAACTTTGTCGGATAGAAACCGACCAGTTTGAAAATGGAAAATTGCGTAAAGAAGTGCCTTGATGGTGCTGAAAAATGCTTAAATAATGTCACATCAAAAGATGTGGACAAAGAAGCCTTGGTAGAGTCTATCAAGGCTAAACGTGTTTGTGCAAATTCTAAAATGGTTACAAAATGAGGGTAGCTATTCCGACATTTAAAACACAAGCCGAGACGTTTGACTACCTACGTGCGAACAAAAAGAAGCTAATTGCCGAAAAGTGTTTGAAGCCTATCAAGCACGATTCTAGTTATGGAGTTCACAAGGTAGCTGTTTCTAAGTCGCACGCTCAAAAAGCAAGCGCACCTCTTCCAGTTGTAGAGATAGAGGATGGCGAAATTGCAGTTTCAATTATCGGTAATACGTTCAATTGGTGCGACTCACAAATGGACGTTCTATTTGCTGGATGTGCCACAAAGACAATCAAAGAGAACGGTGTAAAAGGAAAAGATTTAATCTACCATTTAAAAGATCATGACACTTGCACTGATGACAGGATAGGGTATCTGACCGACATCTACGAAAAGGATTTTGCCTTAACAGATTTGGGGTTAAACATGCAAGGGAATACAACATGTTTAGTTTTTGATTCTTTGGTCAAAGAAGCGTTGGCTGGTAAATTATACATCCAATACGTTGACAAAAAAGTTAAACAGCATTCAATCGGCTTGCAGTACGTGAAGATATTCATGTGCATAAACGACCCTAACGACTCAGAACATTTTGCCAACTGGAATAAATATTTTCAGTTCGTTATCAACAAAGAAGTAATTACCTCAGTCGGCTACTTTTGGGCGGTCACTGAAATAAAATTATACGAGGTTTCGGCAGTGCTTTGGGGTGCGAATGAGATAACACCAACATTAGAAGAAACTGAAAAAGAGATTGAGCCGATTAATGTCACTCAAAAAAAAGAGCCGCTATATAGCACTCAGGATGCAATCAATTTTATTAAGTCAAGAAAGTTTTTCAACAATTAAAACGTAAATAAATGTTAACACAGGAAGAAAAAGAAGCGTTAATAATCGAGCTTGGTTCTGGAGCTGCTAAAAAAGTAGAAGGAATCATAGCAGACCACAACGCAAAGCTATCTACGATTATCGAAGAGGCTAAAAAAAACAAAGGCGTTTCAGAAGATGACTTGAATCTTATCAAGGAATCACAAAATGAAGTTGCCGAGAAAATGGAGAAAGTTGCAAAGGCACAAGGTAAAGCACTTGCAGATTTGCAATCAGCAATTAATGTGGCTGGTGCGACTAAAGGCGATTCAATCGCTGAATTGCTATCTAAGCAAACAGAGCAATTGAAGGACGTGTACCGTAAAGGTCAAGGAACTGTTTCATTTGAGATTTTCCAAAACACGAAAGGTGAAACTTACATGCGCCCTCACGATGCCACTAAGGCTGCATATTCACATGGTACAGTTGACGACATAGACAACGGTGCGAACGTAGCCTCAATTGCACAAGCGTTGGATGCTGCTAGTATCTTGCGTATGGGTGCTGATGCTGAAATCGTTTCTCAATATAGAAACACTCCGTACATCTTCGATCTTTGCAACACAATCACAACTAGCAATAAATTTGCTATTTGGATGAACGAGTTGGACAAAGAAGGTGCAAGTGCAGAAGTTGCAGAAGGCGCTACCAAGCCATTGAGCCAATACTTCTACCAATTGAAATCAGATACCTACAAAAAAGAAGCAACTTTGCTTACTTTCACCGAGGAGTTTGATATGGACTTCACAAGATTACAACAACAAGCGGTTGTGTCTGCAAAAACAGACTTAACAAACCGTATCAACTCTGCAATTCAAACTCGTTTGTTTGCAGCAGCAACGGCTTACAATACAGGGGCAACTTTCGCACCGCTTATTTTGGATGCAACCCCAAATGATTTCGATGCGATTGCTGCAATGGCAGCACAAGCAGATTCGACTACATTTGGTTCGGCTCGTTCAAATGCTGCTTTGATGTCTGCATACAAGAAATATGCAATGGGATTAATCAAAGACACGCAAAAGAACTACCTGAACGCCCCAAGCGTGATTAACTCACTTGCGATGGTTGGTAATGCTGGAGTTGGTGCTGATGATGTGATTGTTGGAGACTTTAAACAATACAACATCTTGCTTCGTGGTGGCTTGATTATGAAGGTAGGATACAACGGTACCAACTTTGCTGAGAATAAATTCTCGGTCGTGTTGGAGCAATACTATTTCGACTATATCTCTAGCATCCGTGCGAAAGCGTTGGTGAAAGGTACTACGTTCGCAACTGTTAAGGAGGCTATTAAAACTGTTTAATGGCTGGTAAAAAAAATACTAATGGCTCTCCTGAAATAGTGGGGAGCCAATTAGTGCCTAGCTTAGAACAGGTAGAAGAAAAGGAAGTGATTCATGAAGTAGAGGTAAACTTTACGACTGAAAGTAAGCCTTTCACCAATCCGAACGATGTCGAGTTTTTGGTAGAATATAGTAAGGACTTTAAAGGCAAAAAAATAGTGCAAGAAGGGATTACGATTGTATCAAAAGAAACGGCTGAGTTATTCGAGTCTAGGGGCATGGGAATCAAAGTCAAATAACCATTAAAACGTAAAGTAAAAATGAAAAATCTATTATCAATTCTGTTTATATTTTGCTTGTCTTTCACTTTGAAAGCACAAGTAGCGATGACAATCGCAGGAAGTCCAGTAACGAACACTGGAACAGGTACGGCAACGGCAACTATTACTAACACGTATGAGACTGCTGCAATTCAAGCCGTGTTTACTAAAACGTCTGGTACGTTGGCAGGAACAGCAACATTACAAGCAAGTTTAGATGGTACTAATTACGCTACCGTTGCAACTGCTGCTACTGTCGCTGGTGCTGCTACTTATACGGTTACTGATGTTGCAAGCCAGAGCGTTATTTTCATCATCAACAAAGCACCTTATAAATACTACCGTGTGAGTTGGACTGGAACTGGTACAATGGTTGGAACTATTTCAGCAACAATACTACCTAAGTAAAAATGGGTTTGCTTATCGTAAAGAGTGATTTTGTTGGGAAGTACGCTTTGGCTACTTCCACAAAAGGCAATGACAACATAGATAGCTACATAGTAGAATATGAGGAACAAATACTCATAGACTTGCTAGGGTTGGAGTTATTCGAGTTGTTTAAAGCCGATGTGAATGTAAGTACCAAAAAGCCTAATACTGACATTTATTTAGCTCTCTACGATAGGCTAAACTTCGAGTATTGTAATCGTTTGCTCACTTCATTTGGGATTAAAAACATCTTGCTTTCAATAATTTACTTCTACTATGTTAGAGATAACACGGCAAAACAAACGGTAAATGGTGACGTGAAAATTCAGACGGAAGTTTCACAGCAATCAAATCAAACATATCTTTTGTTACGCTATAATGAAGCAATAACGGCTTACTCGGTAATTCAAAAGTATTGTTTGGAGAATAAGGATGATGTTTACCCAACTTTCAAAGGCACTTACAAGCAAGTCGCAAGTTTGATATGATTGTGGAAACTGTTGATATTATACGTGACTTAGTAGAATCGCTACAATTGAAAGTGGTGGTCGATTCGGTTACTGATAACGCAAACGGAACTTACACAATAGGAACAAAATGTACAAGGCATATCCAGACAGGAATGTATTTTTCTGTTTCAAGTGTCGATTATGTCGTAACTGCTTTTGAACGTGACGTTTCTTTCACTGTTTCGGGTGCTTCTACTATTTCAGTTTCTAGCTTTCTTTTGCCAGCACCTAAGTTTTGGCATGGCTCTATCTTGGAGACTAACAAGACATTGACAGGGATTACGGATATGAACGAAAAAGTACCGATGGTCTATTTGCGTAGACCTTACAGGGATAATTTCAATCGTAACGATTCGGCAAATGAAAGAGATTCTGATGTGACTATTTATTTCTTGTGTGAGGATAATTTTGCACAATACGACATAGACGACAGTGATAGAGAATGTATTTACCCGATGCGTTCTTTGCTTTATTCGTTTGTTGAAATGCTAAAAAATAATCCACAAATAGGAATAATAGAATCATTTGAGGTGGAAAACAAAGAGCGATTTGGAGTGGTCAATTCAAAAGGAGTTGAAAAGGCTTTATTTGACACACCTTTAAGTGGTTGTGAGCTAAATATCACAATACCAATCAAGAAAAATTATCAGTGTAAATATTAACAATTAAAAAATACTAAAATGGCAGAGATATGTTCATGTGAAACGGTGATGGGCAACACAGGCTTGCCGTCATGTTATAAGGCTCTTACACTTGCGACAGGGATATTTATGACTCCTACTTATGCCAATGATGGCACTAAGAATGTCATTGATACAACTGATACAATTGATGATGCTTATATTTTGGCTGCGATTAATAATGCAGATCAAAGTAAGAGGTGGTTTCCTTTGCAGAAACTAAACGCTGTAACAAGTGAAAGAGCAGAACCAACTTTCGACACACGTTCGGATGGTGGTCAAGCCTTTGTAAAACAAGGTATTCGCAACTTCTCTTTTGAGATATGGGAAGGTGGCGCGCGTTTCAAGAAACAACTTGATAAGGGGCGTTGCCGTGAGTTTTCATTCTTCATTATCAATGAAGGTCGTATAATCGGCTTAGACTTGACTGATGAACAATTGGAGCTTGCACCTATCAGGATTGCGAAAGATTCATTGGTAGTAAACTACTTATTCGCAACTGATACAACTGTTGAAAAAGTAGTTGTTACGTTCCAATTTGACCAAAGAGAAAACGATGGTAATTTGTCATATGTTGAAGTGGAAGACGATGCAGATTTGACAGGATACAGAGGCTTGTTGGACATTTATTCTGAAATCGTTCAAAATACCCTTACTACTGTTACTGTTAAGTTGTTCAACAAGTACGGTGCTGCGAATAACAAGAACGTTCTTACTGGATTGGTTGCTGGTGATTTTGCGCTTTATAATGTAACAGATTCTGCTGCGGTTACAGTAAACTCAAGCGTTGAAAGTCCAGAAGGTAGCTATTTGTTGACGTTCTCTGCCCAAACAGCTAATGATGTGTTACGTATCACACCTACAAAATCAGGGTACGACTTTACGGCTGTTGTTGCTCTTACTTCTATATTGACTGCATAATGAAGATTGGAAAAGTAAGCCTTAATGTTTCTGCTATTGCGGACATTTCGGAACAAGATTTTTATGCTTTGGTCAAAGGAAGTATTGACATTGATAAAAAAGTAGCATGGGAACTGTTTCAAAAAGAATCAGAGCCGTTTAAGAAAAAGGTAAAAGCAAAGCCCGAAAAGGCTATTGAAGAACCAAAAGAGTAGGTTGTTTATTTTGTTGTTTAAGTTGGTTATGGTTGAAAGCCCTCATGTTTTACGTGGGGGCTTTTTATTATCTTTGTGCATGTTTGGCGCAATAAGAAACCTATGTAACAACATCCTAGCCTTAGACGAAAATGAGGTGGTAATGTCGGCTATTCGTAAGCCTGAAATAAAGCGTCATATCATTTATCTGAATGCGTTCGACCAGTTGTTTTTGGGTGGCTTAAATTCGGATGGTGAAATAGTAGGGTACTATCGCAACACGACAGAACTAATGTCAGAAGGCGATTCATTTACGTTCAACGGATTGACGAAACGAAAAATAGCAGGGGATGCGTATTTCTTTTATGATTCGGGCGGTTTCCTTCGTTCGTTTTCAGTTTCAATCAAGAAAGATGGATTTACAATTAAGGCGAATGACGAAATAGATGATGAGTTTTTCGGCTCACTTACAGAAAAGTTTGGTAAAAATTTGATTGGTTTAACTGATGAAAGTAAAACAGAATTGGGTGTCAAGATTCTTCCAATGGTGCGCAAATTTGTACTTGAATCGGTGCTTAAATAAGTACCACACTTCAATACGTACTTTGCCGATGTGGAACTGGATTAGCTTTTCAGAGAAAGGAGAGGTCAAGTATTTATTGAACAAAGGAACTCGAATAGATTTCGCTGGTCAACTTGCTTATCAAAAGATTCAAGACGAAATGATTGATACTTTTGGCGTTTCAAATGAATATTTGCAAATCTTACAAGCAAAGATAAGGATTGAAAAGATGTACGCTAAAATGCTACAAACAGGGGATAAATCCAGCCGTTTATTGATTGAAGTTGAGGAAATGGAACTGGCAAAACTCGAATCTAAGACGACTACTAAGACCGATTTGCAAGAAAGTTTGTTCCAAATTGAAAAGATTCAAGGCGTAAGGTACAATCCCAAAGAAATAACCGTGTATGATTTCTTTAAATTGGCTAAATTAGTGTCGAAAAAACAAGGGTAATATGTCTAGTGTAATCATTAATTCAAAAACTAAAATACCTAGAAAGCTGAAAAAGAAGATGAAAAAAGATTTGCAAGAGTCTTTGGATTGGGCTTTCTCCTTATCTGAATCTGAACTTGATGCTTTTTTATTAAACAAATAACCACACCTAAACTTTGTTGGATAATACCGACCAGTTGAACAAATGGCAGAATCGGACGTTATAAAGTCTTCGGACGTAATCGAAAAGGGCATTTTTACTGATGCAAAAAAAGAAGCAAAGGACTTAACCACAGCCATTGACACACTTACTATTTCATTCGCTGAACTGGTTAAGATTCAGAAAGATGGACTAGCCAACATCAAAAAAATAGGCGGTGCGACAGATGCAAAAAGCCTGAAAGCCACACAAGAGGAACTGAATAAAGTAACTGAGGC